GTAATGAGAGGAATATATATGAGCGCATGGGGAACACAAGCAACACCTACGACTAAACAAAAGACTGCCGAACCTGTAAATAGGTTCGATGAGAGTTATTACAAAAATCTCTTTGAGAATAATACTATTAAGGCTATTACTCATAGGGCTGCTTTTGTAGGACATGAGAATACTGCTAAGACGGGGTTGGCTTTATCATGTTTGAAAAATGAAATAGAAGCAGGTAAAACAATCTATATTTTTGATATAGATAACTCCGCTAAATCAACTGTTGACCATGTATTTCCCGATGCTGATAATATAGTAGTGCTACCACTACACGATGAGACAGATGATTCTATCTTTGATGCAGATAACAATGTGGACTATAAAGCATTGTTAGATAAGACTTCATGGTACGTCAATATTCTTGCTGAGAAAGTTAAGAATGACCCTGAATCAGTAGGTGGTGTAATCTTTGACGGTGGTTCAACATTCCTAAAATGGTGTGAACACGCTATGAGAGCATCACTACTAAGTCGTGGTGTCATTGAAACGGAAGATGGTACATTCAATCAGAAAGAATGGAGAGAGAGAAACCGTCTATACAGAAATGTTCTGACACGTTTACACAGTCTTAATGTTGCTAAGGTTTACTTTACCTTTCACTTAAAAGCAGTATCACAATTTATGGATGACGGTACAGGTAAGAAAGTGCTGATGACTGTTGGTTTCAGACCGGAATGGGAGAAAGGTACTATGAGAAAGTTTTCTCAACAAGTATTCCTAAACCGATACATGAAGAAAGCAGACCCCGCAGCAGGTGTCGAAGGTGATAGAACCTTAGCCGATGGTGAGTGGGTTGTTCGTGCTACTATCGAAGAAATGAAAGGTAGCAACATAGAAAAGGTTGGTACTAAACATGACATACTCAAAGTATCTAACGGTAGCGTTGAGTGGTTCGGATTGCCTTTCATGGAGTGATTATATGATTACTGTTGATAGTAATTCCTTGACATGGCTACTAACTTTGTCTCAAAGGAAACAGAATGTTTCCGGCAAAGTGTCGCCACAGGTTCATTCTTTAATGATGAGAGCAGTAGGTAGTAGGCTTACTGCTTGCTCTCTCGTCAAGGATGGGTTGTCGTCATTGACATTATTATCTATACCTTGTTCCGGTACAGGAAACTTTGCTATATCTGATATAGAGGCTTTCTTAGGGGCTTTGAAATATCATGGTGGGGTTATTAGATTAGAAATCGGTGAAGATAAAATTATCTTAAAATCATCTAACAAACAAACTACTATGACTTCATCCGATAAGGCTTTAGCATTCCCTCATACATCTTCTAATGTTAATGAGTGGGAAGCAAAATCTGTAAGGTTGGCTACTAAGTTAAACCTACAAGATATTACTTATCAATTAAATAGTGGTGGTAAAAGAAAGCCTTTCGCTTCTTGGTTAGAGATAGACACTACTACTTTGTATGAAGCATTTAGGTGTGATAATATGAACAACCAAAGATACAACCTATACACAGTAACTTCTGATGAGAGAGGTTTATGCGTGGAAGTAGGTAAGAATCTTAAAGGTAAAACTATCTCTCAAATAGACCCTCAACCACAGACTGTTTTCGAGGCAGTTTATATGGGTGGTTTAGAGTACGTTTTTAAGGAGTTAACAGGTACAGCAAGCGTACACTTCTTTGACTTTAGACCCGAAGGACAGGGTATCAGAATGCTAATTACATTAGGTGATGGCGACTTTATTTTCCAAGCGAGTAACTTGGGGTGATTAAATGGATTTAGAAATGACAGATTTAGAATTAGGAAAAAACAAAAGAACGATTGATGGGTATGATGTATTTATTACTATCTTGCCTAGTGATGCAGAACCATTGTATAGAGATTATGAGTGGCTGAATGCACAATATGTAAAGCATGGTAAAAATATGCAGACTATTGCTACGGAATGTGGTGTTACTCCAATGTGTATTAATAATTGGCTACGCCGCCACAACATTGATACCCGTAGTAGGGGCGCGAGAAAGGTGAATTGATATGGTTAATTACACACAACGATGGCCTTCATGCGAAAGATGCGGTGCAACTTTCTCTTGGGTTTTCGTGGAACATATAGACAACGCAGAAATATATGAGTGTGAACATTGTAATGACCTTAAGATGTTTAGGCATGATGCAGAATGATAGTTGAAAAGACTAACGGAAGAAATGTTCTCATAAGGGCTAGAGATAAAAACGGCAAAAGATACGAGAAAAGTATTACAGGCTATTGGCCTTACTGCTACATGGAAGATGAAAATGTACCATACGTAGCGGAAGCAGTTAGAACGGAAGCAGGTTATACAGGTCTGTATGGTGAATCTTTAACTAAGGTTTATTGCGCTACCCCCCACGATGTAAGGCAACTGTCTTACGCAGGGTCAACATGGGAGGCTAACGTACCCTACACTAACAAGGTTCTTTGTGATTACATAAACGATGGTAATGAACCTATACCTAACTACAAACATAGGACATGGTATTTAGATTGTGAATGGTCGCCAACGACAGGACACATGAGAGTTATTGTGGCCTATGATAATTTTACCGGAAAAGAATATGTTTGGTTCGTTGAGTCAACGCTTGCGACACAGGATTTGAAAGACGGTGAAGGAGTACCTTATTCTGAATTAGGTGAATATAAGTATGAAACTCCTGCTATGGGATTCGCTAATGAGCGTTCAATGCTCATACATTTTATGAGAATACTAAAGAATTGCGACCCCGATATTATTACAGGGTGGTATGTGGTAGGTGCTGACATAAAACAGATAGTCGAGCGTACTAGAGCGTGTGGACTACCTTCCTATGGTTTATCACCACTTAGGCGATTAAGGTATGAGTATGGTGATTGGGAACAACCAATAGTGGGTAGGAATTGTATAGACTTGATGCTTGCTGTTTCTAAACTATGGGAAATGAAGAATGGAAAACTACCCTCTTACAAACTAAACGATGTAGCAGAAGAAATATTAGGAGAAAAGAAAGTTGAGTTAGAGAAAGGACACGATGAATCTTGGTACGAAGATAGAGATTTATACATACACTATTGCAGACAAGACGTAAGACTACTACCTAAGTTAGACGATGCAGTAAATGCGTTAGATTACTATACTGCTTTACAGCACATAGTACAATGTGAGATTAAGAGTACACCATTCATAACTAAGATGTTTACTAACTTAGTTTTAAGAGATAAAGATTTTGATAGAAAAATACCTACTCAACCTCAATTCGCTAAGGTGGATTATGAAGGTGCTGAGATTCTCAAGGTGAAAGCAGGGGTGTACGACAACGTAGGCATCCTAGACATACGTGCTATGTACCACTCTAATGCCGCTAAGTATAATATCAGTTGGGACACCCTAGATGAAAATGGTGTGGACTGCGGTAACGGCTCTAAGTTTAGACATGGTGAGAAAGGTTTACTTGTAAGACAAATGGAATTGATGACTAAGTTTAGAAATGAGTTTAAGATGAAAATGATTTTGACTGATGGAGATGAAAGAAAGAAGTGGGATTGTATGCAGTTTGCTGCTAAGACTTTAGTTGCATCTATGTATGGTGTAGCGGGAGATGCTAAGTTTGGTATGTATCATCCCGAAATAGCGGCTGCTATTACCTACACTTCTAGGGAGACTCTAGGACAACTTATGGAGAATGCTAGAGATGTAGGCTTTGACGTAATCTATGGACATACTGATTCTGTATTCTGTATTATACCTACACCCGAAGAAGGGTTAGAGAAGTTAGGGTTGATTAATGAAAGAATGCACCCTATCGTAACCGAGTTTGAGAAGTGGTGTTCCCGTATAATTATGGTGGCTAAGAATAGATATACAGGTATGGTTACTTGGACTGATGGTGAGTATCACGAACCAAACATTTACGTTAAAGGTATTGAGATGAAACAAAGCAGAATGCCCCCTGTTATGAAAGCCGCCATGTTAGATACTATTACCGGAATATTAACTAATGAACAAGAGACTGCTGTAACTGATAGACTATCCGCTATGGTGGATTCGGTAATCAAGGGAGAAACAGACCCAATAGACCTATGTATGAAGGGTAAATTAGAGAGAGATATAAGCCAATACAAAGTACTGTCCGGCTCATCAGCAGGTGCGGCTTGGGCTAACGAATATCTAGGTAAAGGATATAGAAAAGGCTCATTCTTTTTAGTTACCTTAAATGAAGATGGTAAGTATATAGCATTCGATAACCCAAAGGATGTCGAAGGTATAGAAACCGTAGGTACTAAGGTTATGGTGGATAGATTTGTCATAAAAAAAATAAAGCCATACTTTGATTTGGCAGGATGGAGTACTCAACCCATAGAGAATGCTAGGAATGGGCTAGCAGATATGAGTTGGGTGTAAAGTTTATAACGGTAATACAAGGGTGAAAGAGATATGAAAGACGACGATTTAGAGATGTTTATGAAAGAAACGGTAAAGGTTATTCAGTATATGGGTAATGATGTAATGAAATTACAGATGATGTTCTATAATTTATTAGACGACATGGGTAAAATGGATAGAGTAGTCTGTCCGTCATGCAACGAAGAAGTTATCAGACCTATATTACCTAACATACCACTAGAAGATGTTTGCCCGTCATGCGGTGAAGGTTTGTTTGACAAAAACCAAATGTCTATTGATGATTGGGATAACGGAATAACAAGAGAAGAAGAGTGAAACTATGCTTTCTTCTTATAACCCTGCTGATGAAGGCTCACTAAGAGTTAGTAAGTCATCGTTTATGACATACAAGATGTGTCCTCGACAATTCTATTGGAGGTACATAGCGGATATACCTAGTATTCCCCCAACAGAAGAAATGATTCGTGGTGTTGCCATACATAATGTTATGGAGAGAGGTTTATTAGACGGTGCAGACGTGCTGATGGAAGCGGCAGAACAAGAAGGTGTAGCAGATGATGATGGAGTTGATTCATTAAATATTCTATTGCATCAGATAGCACACGACATTGGTGGATTCGAGGTAGTGGAAGCGGAAGTGAAGCACGAAGTCTATGAAGAATTGAACGGGCAACCTATTGTATGGGTCGGTCTTATAGATGGCGTACTAAAACATCCCGAAACAGGTAAATTAATTTTAGCCGAATTGAAAACAGGTAATATGTCTATGTCTAAACTAGGTAGGACTAGAAAAGAATTAGTGTATTATACTAGGTTGTTGAGAAAGTTAGATTACGAAGATGTATCGCACTTCTTATACATTAGCCCCGATTACGAATATGACGCAGATGATAAATTATTACTAGAGGGTGATAAGAGAGGTAAGACTATGTGGATTGGCGCAGAAAAGGGTTTTGCTCTTTTAGAGCCGTTTAGAGAAAGGTCGTATAAAATATTTGAGGAATCATTATATGACACTATTGAGTCTCTCACATCCCAACAATGGCCTATGAATTGGAATGATTACTTCTGTCCAATGTGGTGTGATTTTTCACTAGATTGTGAGGCGGAATTGAACGGCATTAAGGAGTGGAATATAGATGAATAAACCGGAAATTATATGTCAATCGTGCGGTAAAATGGATGCTTGGGAAGGCGAAGAAGAAGTTTGGAGAGTAACAGGAGAAGAAGGACACAAACCTGAACTCATGACTTTATTGGCTTGCTCCTGTGGTGCTACCTATACTTTTGCGGTAAAAGAAGAGTGATTATTATGCTTCTGTTTCCGAGAGAGATTGGGCTTCGCCGTTCACAATGCTTTTCTCGTAAAACTTTTGATGACTACATAGATAAAGTAAATGGTAAAGCATCTTGCTACACATCTTTGTATGCTTTTCAAAGAAAAGACCCTATTAGGCCTTGGAAATATGACGTTGAGAGCGTTATTATGGATAGAGCATGGTGGGATTTTGATATTGAGGAAGGTGGCTCTATGGATGATGTAAAGAATGATGTGGCTACGCTCATATCTCGTTTAGACGGTGATGTAAGGACTGTCTTTACAGGTAGGGGGTTTCATATACATCAGATGTTTAAGCGGCCTGTAATCGGTACAAGTATTGCTAGGCACATAGACAGGTATGAAAGAAGCGTGGCTAGTGATTTGGCTACTTTAGACGGCGTAGGGCATCCACAAAAATTAACAAGAATACCCAACACATATAATACAAAAAGAAGTAAGTGGGCTGTAAATATACCTACGCTAGATTTTGTTAAAGACCCATTGAATTACGACATACCTACCACTCCTAACAGGGAGTATGATGTGTATGACCCATTTAGAGGTAGGACTGTGGATAGTGATTTTGATATAGTAAAATGGATTTCTAATAACCCTATACCTAAAGACCTACATAGTAATGTATTTCACGGTGAGATAACTTCTTCCGGCCAAATACCTATACCTCCGTGTATAGCCTCGGCCATGACACATGAGAACCCTAAACACCCTGTTAGGTTGGCTCTAGGTTATCATCTAGTTGAGAATCTTAGGTTGTTTGCCGACCCAAAAACATTGAGTACGGGAGACAAAAGAAAGATAGTTGATGAAGCAGTTGCTTTTATCGAAAAGTTAAATTGGAGAGATTTCAAACCTAGTATGTCTAGGATGCAATTGTTCTCTATTATAGACCATGAACAGCCACCGTCTTGTTCTTGGCTATCCGCTAACGTAGGATGTAAAGGTTCTTGTTGGAGAGATGACGGCACAAGGAGAGTATAAAAATGATGAACCTAATTAGTTTAACCGAAAAAGAAATGGAAGCCTGCACTATATGTCATAACGCTTGGACACTAAAAACTTCAAGAGAAAAGTACTGTGGGGATTGTAATTCACACATCATTATATTAGAGGATGAGGTCTATCACACATTAGGATGGTAGTATGTTACTAGTCGATGATAGAGAAAACCCCAAAGTAATTAATAAGTTGTTAATGCGTATGGGAGAAAATAACGTAAAAGTATGCAGAATGGTGAGTGCAGATTATGCTATGGGTAGTTGGGGTGTTGAGGCTAAAGAAATTAACGACCTTTTTCGTTCCATTCTTGGTATTGGTCGCAATAGAACTATCGTTTCTCAGTTGAGAGACTTACAAGATAACTACGAAAACCCCGTACTAGTAGTCTATGGTGCAAAGTTAAAGCCTTGGGTAGCCACCGGAAGGCCATCAGCAAAACAAATTGCTACGGAAATGTCTCGTATGAAAAAAGTAAATACACAATTCAAAATGACATTTCATCAAAGATTTCCTAAAATTAAGTATATGGAATTGAATACTATGGATGAGTTTGTCGAATGGTTAGTGGTAAACCATACCCAACTAGGAATGGCTTTCTCTAATCACGATTCAGATACACAAAAGGCTATAAAAAAGGGGGAGTTAGACCCTCGTATCGCATTTCTTTCTTCCGTAAAAGGAGTAACCCCTACTATGGCTCAGGATTTATTAGAAGAGTTTGGTAGCATACCTAAACTACTTAGGCTTAGGACTACGCAAAAAGCAGTTATGGCTGTCAAGGGTGTAGGTAGGCAAAGAGCGCAGGATATACTAGCACTAAGAGATAACTTAGAAGATGTACCACTCAAGTGATAGTCGAAAATTGACTAGAAGTTGATTTGGTGTTGGCTGCTGCTCGTCTCATATTTACTTCTAAATTATGTAGTACTAATGATGATGAGGATTTATCATTACCCACGTTTGGTTGTCTAGTTATTGTTACCTTAATATTATTACCAACAGTATCTAAACCACTTAGTATAGTAGTAGGCATTAACGATACAGTTTTCTTTTCTATACCACCCGCTACGCTTACTGTGTTTGTAACGCTAGTACCTGTCTCTAAACATTCTGCTGTTACATATAGTACCACAAGACTATTACTATCAATAGTACCGCCGTTACTTAATGATGCTTGTATGAATAAAATATTACTCATTATGTCGCTAGGTACTACGAATGATGTTTCGATAGATACTTCTTGGTTAGTTATAGAAGAATTGTCCGTATCTTGTAATCCTTTACTAGCAAAAATATATCCTTCTGATGTTACGACAGCACTACCGGATATAGGAGTTATTTCAACATCCATACCCTCTATACTTCTCATATTAGAAGGTGTGGTTGGTATTTGCTCTTGGCCTAATATAGAAAACTTACTATTAGCAGACAAAAAGTCGTTTTGCATACTCATTCTATTGCCCC